TTCGCCCATCCAGTTTGCAGCCGAAACCATGGGCGGGCTGATGGATGCGAACCGGGCCGCAGCCAGGGAGTTCCAGAACGGCCTGAAAGTGGGCGGGTTCCTAAAAACAGGCGCCACGACCCTCCAAAAAGACCAGCGCGACCGGCTGCGTGACTCGCTATCTCAGTTCGGAAGGCCTGAAAACGCAGGGAAGTGGATGGTTCTGGAGGCCGGAATGGAGCCGGCCAGCGCGCAAGGCATCCGGATGAACCCGGCAGACGCTCAGCTTTTGGAGTCTCGTTACTTCGGAATTGAGGAGATTTGCCGGGCATTCGGGGTTCCGCCTCAGCTGATCGGCCATACCGACAAGGCGTCCAGCTGGGCATCCAGTCTTGAGCAAACAAACATGGGCTTCCTCACCTACTCGCTGCGGCCAACCCTGGTACGCATTGAGCAGGCTATTACCAAGAAGCTGCTGCTGCCGGAAGAGCGCGACAAGTACCGGCCGAAGTTCAGCGTAGAGGGCCTGCTACGCGCCGACTCTGCTGCGCGGTCGTCCTTCTACTCGCAGATGCTTCAGAACGGGGTGATGAGCCGCAACGATGTTCGCGCGCTTGAAGACCTGCCGCCAGTCGATGGCGGTGACGCTCTGACCGTACAACTGAACCTGACCACCATCGACAAGATCGGTGCTCCGGAGGAGACCCCATGAACCACAAAACTCTGGACGTATCGTTTGAGATCAAGGCTGTCAGCGATGACGGCCTTTTTTCTGGGTACGGTTCTGTCTTCGGGAACGTCGACAGTGGTGGCGATATCGTCCACCGCGGCGCTTTCGCCAAGTCGATTCAGGAGTGGGAAGGCCGCAAGCGTATGCCGCCCGTACTCTGGAATCACGATAGGAATGAGCCGATTGGCGTCTATACGGCGATCCGCGAGGACGAAAAAGGCCTTTACGTCGAGGGCCGGCTGCTGGTCAACGAGGTTCAGCGCGCTCGTGAGATCCATGCGCTGATGAAAGCCGGCGCCCTGGACGGTATGTCCATCGGTTACGGCGTCCGCGGCGCTGATCGGGACAAATCGACCGGCGTCCGAAACCTCAAGGAGCTGCGCCTGTTCGAGGTCAGCATCGTCACCTTTCCGATGAATGAGGCGGCCACCATCGATGCGGTTAAGTCCGCGCTCGAGGATGGTTCTCTGCCCACTCTGCCCGAATTTGAGAAGTTCCTGCGAGAGGCAGGCTTTTCGAAAACCCAAGCCACCGCTTTCGCGAGCGGCGGCCTGGCAAAGTTGCTCCGGAGTGAGTCCGGCGACACCGAAGCGAGCAAAACGCTAAGCGATGCGCTGGCGATTCTTACCAAATCTGCATAGGGATTCACTCAAATGTCCGACGAAAACCAACTGGTCCAACTGACCACCGAGTTCAAGAAAGCCACCGATGAAGTCAAAAAGCTGGGCGAAGACATCACCGGCAAGATGGCTCACGGTGAAAAAATCACCGCGGACCTGAAAGAGCAGGCCGACAACGCCCTGACCCTGATGAACGGCTTCAAAGCCCGTGTCGATGAGCTGGAACAGAAGCTGGCTCGCCGCGGCGAAGAGGGCGAAAAGCAGCAGCACAAAACCTTCGGTGAGCAGTTCGTGGAGTCGCAGAACTTCAAGAGCCTGGCCGAATCGAGCTCGCAGCGTGGCCGCGCCGACATGCAGTTCAAGGCGACCATCACCCTCGCAACCACGGATGCGGCTGGCTCGGCCGGCGATCTGGTCCAGAACACCCGACTGCCAGGCATCGTCATGCAGCCTGAGCGCCGCCTGACCGTTCGCGACCTGATCACTCCCGGCCGCATGGACGGCAACGTCCTCGAGTACGTGCAGGAAACCGGCTTCACCAACAACGCCGGCATGGTCGCTGAAACTGCACTCAAGCCTCAGTCGGACATCCAGTTCGAACTGAAGAACACCAGCGCAAAGGTCATCGCGCATTGGGTCAAGGCCTCGCGCCAGATCATGTCCGACGCACCGATGCTCGCCAGCTACATCGACGGCAAGCTGCGCTACGGCCTGGCCTACAAGGAAGAGCAGCAGCTGCTCAACGGTGACGGTACTGGGCAAAACCTGCTCGGCATCATCCCGCAGGCGACCGCGTACAGCGCACCCCTCACCGTAACCGGTGCCACCACGCTCGACACGCTGCGCCTTGCGATGTTGCAGGCGGTTCTGGCTGAGTTCCCGGCCACTGGCCACGTGCTCAACCCGATCGACTGGGCTGGCATTGAGCTGACCAAGGACGCGGATGGGCGCTACATCATCGGCCAGCCGCAGGGCGTGGCGTCGCCGACCATGTGGGGTCTGCCAGTGGTTGCCACCCAGGCAATCGCCTCCGGCAAGTTCCTTACCGGCGCGTTCAAGCTGGGCGCCCAGCTGTTCGACCGCTGGCAGGCCCGCGTCGAGGTGGCTACCGAGAACGAAAATGACTTCGTTATGAACCTTATCACTCTGCTGGCGGAGGAAAGATTGGCCTTGGCCGTCTATCGGCCAGAGGCGTTCGTTTACGGGGACATAGCGCCTGCCGGATAAGCGGGTAGTAGTGGTATAATGGACGAAGCCCCGGGTGCGCTAACACTCCGGGGCTTCTAGCCACCACCTGATCGGACGAGGATCACGGCAATGACTGATCGTAATTCTACATCAAGCATCACTGAAAAAGTAACTGGCTGCATGTCGTGCGGCACCCCTGTCGTTTATCGGACAAACAGCCGCGTGTATTGCGCGCCATGTAGGAAAGAGGTAAGGCGCGAAAAGGACAGGCTCGCTGCCGAGCGAAAGCGCAGAGCCAGTGGTATTAAGCCCGTCAAAGGCACGACCACCAAGTGTCAAGACTGCGGCAAAGAATTCGAAAGGGCGGACTCAAAGAGCATTCGCTGCAAGCCTTGCCAATCCGAGTATGTTCTCGAGAAAGCGAGAGAGCGGTCGAAGTTAAGAAAGACAGACCCGCGCCTACGCGAGCAGTACAATGATTGGTATCGAAAGTCCCTGAATGAGAGCCCGCGCAAGCGCATAGGCAATCATTTCCGCGTAATGATGCACAGGGCTCTAGGGAAGAAGAAGGAAGGCAGAAGTTGGCGAGAGTTCGTTGACTACAGCTTAGAGGAGCTGATGCAGCACCTAGAGCGCCAGCTCCTACCGGGCATGACATGGGGCAATCAGGGTGAGTGGCACATTGACCATATCATCCCGCAGTCATCGTTTAGGTTCTCAAGCCCAGACGACCCCGAATTCAAAGCCTGCTGGGCGCTTAGTAATCTCCGCCCGATGTGGGCAAAAGAAAACATCCAAAAGAACGCACGGCGAATGTACTTGCTGTGACCAATAGGCCCGCCACTGAGCGGGCTTTTTTATGGAGGTAAAAGATGGCAAGCAAGGTCACCTATGACGTGAAGCGAGAGCACTTCGGCGATAAGCAGTATGTGACTGGCGACACGCGAGAGCTTGATCCAAACGAGGCAAAGCGCCTCGTCGAATTAGGCGTTTTGGCAGAGCAAAAGCCCGCTAAGGCACCAGAAACCAAGGCCTCCAAGGCCTCCTCGAACAAGGCCACGAAGGCCGCACCCGAGAACAAGTAAATGCTGATTACCGTCACCCCTGCAACGGTCGAGCCGGTCACGCTGGAAGAGGCCAAGGCCCATTTGCGCGTCGATCACGATGCGGATGACGGCCTGATCAGTTCCCTTATCACCGCGGCACGCGAAGCCGTAGAGCGTTTTACTGGCCGCGCGCTCGCCGTTGCGACTTACCGGTGGGCCTCTGAGGATTGCGGTCCGTACCTGCTGCCGATCTGGCCGGCAACGGTAACAGTTGTCTCATCGGTTATTAACGGTTCGCGCGTAGACGCGGATTCCTTTGAATTCGACGCCGACAGATCAATTGTTTCTGGCGACTTCGGAGCATCTGTACGTGTCGAGTTCACTACTGAGCCCGGCCACGTGCCGGAATCGCTCAAAGCCGCGATCAAGCTACGAGTCGAAGCCATGTATGACGCATCTCCAGACGAAAAGGAGACGCTAACCACAGCGGCCGACCTAGTGGCGCAACATTTCCGGATGAACATGGGCGTATGAAGACACTCTCGTATCGACTCCGCCACCGGATCACCTTTGAGCGACCAGGGCTGGCACAAGATCCGGTTAGCGGCGAGATGGTCCCAGGCTGGCAAGTGTTCGCGGAGAGCGTGCCGGCCTCGATCGAGCCCCTTTCCGCCCGCGACTTCATCGCCGCGCAGGCCAATCAGTCGGAAATTACCGCCCGAATCGTCATTCGTTATCGGCCTGGCATCCTGCCGACGATGCGAATTCTGCACCGCGGCAAGGTTTACGCCATCCAGGGCGCGCTGCCGGATGCTAAGTCAGGGCTTGAATACATCACTTTGCCGGTTTCAGAGGGCGTATCTGATGGCTGACTCTATCGAATTCAGCCTGACGGGCCTCGATTCGCTGCTCGGCAAGCTGGAATCGGTCAGCTATGACGTGAAGCGAAAGGGCGGAAGGACGGCTCTTCGCAAGGCGGCGCAGATTGTGGCGGAGAAGGCGAAGGATGGCGCGCGGCGGGTCGATGACTCAAAAACCGGGCGCAGCATCGCGGATAACGTGGCGATTCGCTGGAACGGTCGCCTTTTCAAGCGAACGGGCGACCTAGGCTTTCGTGTAGGCATCCTGCATGGCGCGGTGCTGCGCAATGGCGGCGATCTTTCGGCTAATTCGCCAACACCGCACTGGCGCCTATTGGAGTTCGGAACTGAGAAGATGCGAGCGCGCCCATTCATGCGCAGCGCCCTGGCGGACAACATCAGCGCCGTGACCAACGAATTTGTGAGCCAGTACGAGCGCGCTATTGATCGCGCCATCAAGCGAGCTCAGAAAAAGGCTGCCGTAGGAGGCTAAATGTTCCCGCCAATCTTTCAAGTCGCG